GTATCTGTTCCTGTCACATATCCAAATGCTTCTGGGTATGCAGATGCATCAAAGTCATAACGTCGAATTGGAACCCATTCTTTAGATGGACCAATTGATTGCCAAGCAATAGTTAAAATATTTTTAATTGATTTGTTAGCAAGAGGATAAGTTGATACTGCTGCATTAAATGTAAAGTTGTAGTTCTGCACAGCATAAATACTGGAACCAATTGAACGAATAGTATCATTGATTGCACGCTTGACTACATACTTTGGAAAAGTTGGTGAGATTGATACTTTTGTTTCGGCAGAGTGGGTGGCTGCCGTTGTCCCAAGATAGCCACGTCCATATGGCGAGATGGTTGCAGTGTTTGCTACACGGTCAAAAGAATCTACCCATACAAGTTCTTCGTCAATTTCAAGGATGCCCTTGCCTACTGAATCGGTAGAGCCAAGGCTCAAGATAGTGGGTGCTGCAATAGTTGAGGTAGTTGTCGTAACAGCAGTAGTAAGATAAGTGCTACGGTCTTGCTGGAAAGTATACCCTGCAAGATTGATGAGTACCTCATTAGTCATATCTGCAAATGTTGTCATTAGACGTTTATGCTCCTTAAGGCTGCAGGGGCTGCAAGCCCAGTTGTTCCAGCAAGTTCATTGCAAATTCCATCAATGTCCTTAAACTTATCTCTTGTGCGTGAAGAGGATGCTTTAATGTTTAAGGCGCCTACTACGCCAAGTCCAGTGGTACTAGCATAAGTATTAGCAGCGCCTTGGCTATCAAGCCCAGTAGTTCCTGCCAGCCTGTTAAGTTCTGTTGCAAGCGTACTGCCTGCTTTGCCTAGTGCCATTGGTTAACCTTTCTTAGCGTTTTGGTACAATTAAATTTGATTTCTTTTTCTCTTCTTTAACTCCACCAAAAAATGCATTGTAGTAGTGTTCGTCAAAAGAGAATCTTTTTATGTGTGGAGCAGTGGCTCCCGTATGTGCATAGACTGGTACATCTGCTTTATCGCATAGTGCAAAAAAGTAAATATCTTCACCTAGGAAACTCTTGCCGTGTCCAATATCTGAAAACAGTGGAGCGTCTGGCACAACCTTGCGTATAGTATCCACTACACTGCGGTGCATTAGGACAAATCCCATTCCCGCTGCGCCAATCTTAATAAGTTGATTGACTGGCATTGGGTGGATACGAACAACTCCCACTGTCTCATCACTTGCAACAAAATTAAATAATGTTGGTAGCGGAGTCATCAATGGTTCTTCAGGCTGGTCAGTTGTAAAGTAAACACCACTGACAATTGGACGCTCTTTAGCATCCTTGCTTTCCCATAGAAGGTTAAACGTATCTGGACTTACCACTACATCTGAGTCAACCCAAAAGAGCCAATTAGATTTATTGTTCTCATACCAGTAATTGATTACCTTATCACGCTGGCGGGCGATTTGATTACCTGCGCTTCGGATTGTTGTTGCAAACTCAACTCCTGATTTAAGCATAACGTCAGTGACGCCTTGCATAAACTTTCCATCTACCATTCCATTATCGCACCAGGCGATTGAAACTGTTTCTTGCATTGTCCCCACCTTTGTTAAACGTTATAAGTTTTATTAATTGTTGAAACGGTCACACCTTTGACATCGTAGTTTTTGCGAATATATGGATACTTTTTTTCAAGGTACTTAACATCTAACTGTGCGCGAGTCTTTGCAATAACCTCATTTATTCCTTTTGCTGGTTGACCAGCAACTTCTCTAGCATAAATGTAGTCATCCTTTGTAGGAGGTTTTGCTTTCTTTCCGCCATCTGATACTGCTTTAGCCATATTATTTTCCCTTATTTCTTTTAGATATTGCTGCTGCTTTCTTCTTGGCATCAGCCTTACTAGATGCACCCCACGCATTAAGCGATAGGAGTAGTCTTGTTGGCTCACCATTTGGTTTGCGTTCAGGTCCTGGCATACCACCCATACGTGCTAGAAATGATGCACGACGTGGATTGTCTCCAGACTTAACTGGTGCCTTTAGAGTGCCACCTTTGTATGATGCTCTGCCCTTGGCATTGAGCCCACCTTTGGGGTTCTTGCCTTCTTTACGTGTCCAGGCTGCTGTCATTACTTTGCTTTCTTCTTGCTTACTGCCATATTGTCAATAAGGTTGGGATACGGACGTCCAGCAGCCTTGGCGCGAGCCTTTGCTGCGGACTTCTTTTTAGGAGAAAGTTTTGTAGATTTGCTTTTAGGATTTGGTGTATCCCATACTTTTTTAATCATTACTTAGCCTTCTTCTTGACTACTCCAGAAACTTTCTTCAAACGTGGGTTAGCCTTGATTGCTGCTGGGGATGCTTTCCTCGCACCCGCAGCAAGAATCGCACCCGCACTTGCCATCGAGACACCTTGCTTTGCAGCAATCTTCTTTTGGCTTGCTTTGAATCCTGGGTGCTTTTTCATTACTTACCTTGTTCGCGGTAGAGAGGGTTAACATTCTTTGCTCCAGCGGTACCCTTAGCAATTCCACCTTGAGTACGAGCCTGGGCTGCCTTCTGTGCTAGATAATCTGCACGAAGTTGCTTGAGTTCTCCAGGAAGAGCCTTCTGCTGCTTTGGAGTTTCAGCAGTATCAATAAGCCAAGAACGCTTGGCGTCATACTTATCGTATAGTGTTGGCTTGTATGGTTTATCTGCCATTTTATTTACCATTCTTCATTAGTAGTTGTCTCGTCCTGAGTTGGCTAGATATGCAGCCTTCTGTGCAGGGGTCATCTTTGTTGGGTCATTACGGTCCTGATTAGCCTTAGCGCGGGCTTTAGCCTGTGCATCACGAGCCTGTGTTCCCATAGGTGAGATGCGAGTTGTACCAACGGTTGGCTTAGGTGTTGGTTTTGCAGCCATTACTTTTTCTTTCCCATCTTTTTGATGGTCTTCTTAACTACCATCTTCTTGCCAGTCTTCTTGGCTTCCATCTTTGCCATAGCCATACCCTTTGGGGTATACGCAAATTCTTTCTTTCCGACCATAGGCATTATTTCTTCTTGCCCATCTTCTTCATAGCCATCTTCTTTGGAGCAGCCTTCTTCATCATCTTCATACCAGCCTTAAGTTCAGCCTTCTTGGTCTTTGCTGGCTCTTTCTTCTCTGCCATTGCATAAGCCTTCATCTGCATTCCTGACATCTTTGCCATTATATTTGCCCAATCTCTCTCATTACTTCAACGGATTTTTTGTTTATGTTTTCTGCCTTAGGCATCTTCTCAGAGTCATAAGGCTTGTTCAGAATCTCTGATGCCGTATACGCTGCTTCGATGTCTTTCATTCTTGTTCCTGCTGGTTTCATTCCTTGAGCAGTAGCATCCTTATAAGCATTTAGTTCGGATGTCCACTTCTTGTCGGAAATATCTCTTGCTGCATCGCCAGTTCCCAATTCAAGGGTTCCTATCTTGCAACCAAAGCAACCTTCAACATATTCTGGATGCTTCTGTCTTTGGTGTATATTCATTGCGTCCCCTATAGTGCAGTAAAGTTTGCCTCTGTTACTCCAACTCCACCAGCGATAAGTGCCGCTTTAGTTGCATCGTTAACAGTGCTTTCATATCCACCTCTATAGACTTCAGTAAGTCCGTTGAGGTAAGAATCCTGTTGGTATCTAACTTGCTTGTATACACCACCATCTTTAACAATGGTAATACCTCTATGTAATTTATAGAAGTAAAACAAACGATGCTTGCCCGCAGGACCCTCATCGACTATAGGTGTTGTAAATTTATAATTCGCCATTGTTCTCCTTAATGAACTTACTGATAGACAGGGATTTCTCCCTGCCTACCCGTCAACCAATTAAGATACGTTGATTGATGAACCTGATTCGATTCGGTATAGTGCTTCTTCGCGGTAGCGAGCAAAGCCGAGTACGCCGTACCAACCCATTGGGCGGTGACGCATCAACTTGTCAACTACTGGTCCGATGACTACGTGTGGTTCTTCTGCAACTGCCTGTGCCATTGCTTGCTGTCCTGCAATGATGGTACGGAAGTTACGTGCAGATGAAGCACCGTCTGTTGCGTTGTAGAGACGAGCAGATTCTACGAAGTAAGCACCTTCGTATGTTCCGATTTCTCCAGCCCAGATGCGGTCCTGTGCGGAGCCGTACTGGTTAGGAAGAAGCCATCCTGCTGAGCCTGTCTCTGCACGAAGGTCGTGTGAAACTTCTGGGTGGATACCACACCAGTAGAGTGAACCCTTACGTGCAATTGTCTTGTTAGCACGCAACTTAGCAACAGCGCGACGAATGTTGGCTGATGAAATTGTTGCTGCTGCTGTAACAGTTGCTGTAGAAGTTGCTGTTGAACCTGCGTAGATTACGTTTGTACCAGCACGCAATGTTTCCATTGCTACCTGGTCGATTGAATCTGCAAGGTTGAATGCAATGATGTTAGCGATTGCTGGGTCAACATCTGCAAGTGAGAACAATTCAAGTGCACGTGTTACGAGAACTGAGTTACCGTATTCGTTCAATGTAATTGTTGTAGTTGTAGGTGTTGATAGCGCTACTGCATCTGGGTCAGTTGCTTCTGACAATGCTGATGTCGCTGCTGATAGGTCAACGTAGCGCTGTAGCACTACTGTTGAGCCTGGGATTGATTGGTTTGTAGGTGTCTTGTCGGCTACTGAACGAATAAGTGGTTCTGCACGAAGTGCGAACTCAAGAAGTCGGTCATATGCCTTCTGGACTAAACCTGCAGAACCAACTGTTCCTCCAAGAGAGGAGGAGCCTGTGGTTGTATATGCATTTGCCATTTAAGGTATTTTCCTTTTGTAGTTAGAAACTATGATTGGTTAAATCGGGCGTCCTAATATCTGATAAATCTCTTCCGTGCTTTGTGCTTGGTCGAGTCTCATACTTATATCTTCTGCCCTATCAGGTGTTATTGCACCCTGAGTTAAAACATCCTGTTGGCGTAGCGCCGCAAGGTCTGCTCCATCTACTCGTGGTGCATCCTGCTGTGTAGGCATAATCCCGAACAAATCTCCGTTATCTTCTAGCCAGGTATTAACTGACTCTTCAGATACATCGTCGATATCCTTGAGGATTAGTCTTACTGCTTTAGGATTTACACCCTTTTTTTCTAGGACTTCCTTGACGGTGCGTTCTCGTGCCGCCTTTGACAGACCTTCTAGTTGGTCTGTTAGTTCTTTGATACGTTTCTCGTCACTACGCTTTGCTTTCCGCAACTTCTTTAAGAGGTCGCTTCCATCTTCGCTTGGTGTCTCGACATCTGTATCGAGTTCATCGTCTTCTTCATCCCAGTAGTTGTTGCTCATAGCAACCATCCACCCTTCTCTATTAGTTAGTTCGCAAGCCTCAGGTTCCAATCGGGGAATCAGTCTGGCTCTTGCTACCAGTCTTATACGCTGACGGGGCTGGTGGGTCCGTTCAGGAATTTAGTTATTTAGTAAGCGCCAGAGTCCGAGAACGTGTGTGGCGGAGCACCTTTAATATTGCCTGATGATGCTTGAAATCTTGCTTGTTCTTCAGCAGTAAGGGCAAGTCGGGCACGCTTGGCTGATGCAAGTCCTTGGAATGCTTCTTGTTCTGCCTGTAGTTGTCCATACTTTTGACCAGTTGTAGAAATATCAGATAACATATTTCCTCTAGGAGTAAGTTCGGCAACTTGCTGGAAACCTTCACGCGCTTTTGCCTGTGTTATACCAAGGTCCGCAAGGGCACTTGCACCCATAGAAATATCAATCTTGCCAGTAGCATCTTTAAGGTTCTGAGCAAGCGCTGCGCCGCCAATTTCACCAATGGTAATTTTGCGTTGTAGTGAAGGCAATCCCTCTGTTGGGTCAAGAACGGCACCAACAATATCTGACTGATTGAGCATTGGATAGAATTGTTTCAATGCTTCTTTAGTTGAAGCATCTGCATTCTGTACTCGGTTAACTGCTAGGCTAACTCTGTCTGCGACTTCACTTGCTGAAATATCATTAATAATGAACTGGTTGAGTCTGTCTCTTGTTGCAAGGTTTGCTACACCATAACTCTGCATAACCTGTGTATAGGAACGCTCTGCTGCTAGGTATTCTCCTGCGCTGAGTACTGATTTGCCTGCTGCAAGGCGTGCCTTGTTTGCTGGGAATCGAGTCTGGAATGCAACTGCTAGTGGGTCATTACTGTTAGGGTCTTGCATAATCAACTGAATAGTGTCAGATGAGTAACCCTTCATAACTGCTGCAGTAATTGCAGGTCCCAGGCTACCGATTCCATATGAAGACAAAAGTGCTGTGATAGCAGCGATAGCATCAACTTGTTTAGCGCTTGTCTCTGATGTCCCAAGCCCCTTATTCAAAGTTGTATCTACTGGTGCACCAGTTGAGTAATTCTGTGTTGTCTGTACAGTGGGATTGATTGATACCTGACTAGAAACAGTCATAGCCTTAGATGGGTCATAGACATTGCCAGTTGATTCAGTAACAGCCTTAACATCAGCATTAATGTTTGCTACTTCTGCTGCAGTCTTAGCAGGTGCAGTAAGGGCAGCCTGGTATGCGGCAGTCCTTGCTTCATCGGCAGCCATAATTGCTTCTGCTTTTTTCTGTGCTGCAGAAACTGTTGCTGTTTTAGGGGCTGGGTCAGCAGTATAGTTAAGCCCAGTACGTGGGTCATATGAGACTGCCATTAGCCAACCAATCCGAATGTCTTAGCAATACTATTGGCAAGTCCGCCCATAGTATCTTGTGCATTCTTAGTAAAGCGCCACTTAGGGTCGTTACGTAAAGAGACTTCATAATCGTACAAATTGATTAAACCCTTTGGGTCTTTAGCAATCCCCTGAAGTGTTTTAATATCAATAGTATCTGGGTCTTCTTCAAGGATATTGGCACGTGTATTAAGGTACGGTGTCAGCAATTGCTTGACTGTATATCCATCACCAATCTTGTCTGCTAATGCTGGGAAATATGTCTTAGCCTGCATATTGATAAGGTTAAGATTGCCCTTCATTTTATTAGGGTCTGCAAGTGAATCAACTACTAACCGTCCTAGAGATTTAGTGTTAACTGGAATACCATTATCAGCATAAGCATTCTTAAGGGTTGTATAGGTTACTCCAAAGTTTCCTTTTGATAGAGCAGCCTTTGCTACTGGGTCACCTGATTCAGCAAGAGTAATTTTATCTGCTGCGGTTGCAGTAATGTACTTCTTCAGAACAGCCTGTATTTCTGTACCAGATACACCTTGGGTGTTAACATTTACTTTTGCAGTTGGAGATGTACCACCGCTTGTACGCGATGATTGCATACGATGCACTTCTTGGTAGTAAGCCTTTGCTACATCTTTAGGTGCATTTTCACCAAATGCAGCCTGATAAGCAGCATTGATATCTGCGGTAGTTTCATCTTGGGTAGATACAGAGATTGATGGTTTATTGATAAGACCCATTTTGATAGCCCACGCCTGATATGCAGCATCCGTGTTTGCAGCATCATTAGATACTGGAGTTGCTTTTGCATCATTATCATTTGGGTCAAGTACTGTATCGGTAGAAGGTGCCTTGCCCTTACCATCCCAAGCCTTAAAACCATCGCCGTCTTTGTCGACTAATGCCACGATTTATTCTCCAATCAATGGTTCTAATAGTGTGTTATACACAGATTGTGCATTTGGGTCAGTACCTGCAGCGGTAACCAAGTTGTCCTTTAAGTCTGCCTTTAGGAATTTCTTATAGTTTATATCATTATTGCTGCTACCAAGACCAGTTGTCTTCTTGATATAATCATCATAAAGAGCAATCATTGTATAAAAATTTTTAGCCAATTTTGCATTTGGAGCCTTGCCACTAAGAACAACATCTCTTAAATCATTAAGAGCGTTAATCTTTTTATTTTGGTCACCGCCGCTAAGTGCTGTGGCAAGCATTGGGAATGCTTTCTTCAAAGTTTCCTGTTTGTTCTGTAAGTCTTGACGCAAGAAACGCTTATAATCCTTATCAGTACTAGAAGCAATCTTGGCATTGATATCATCTGATACTTCATAGTAAGTCTTGCGGGCATTTGCTGTAGCAATCTGGAAGACATAATCTTCAAGGTTTTTATTCTTTACAAAACCATTAGACTTAAGGTATTGATATGACTGATAATCGCTAGTTCCATTAATTGGGATAAAGAATGATGCTCCTTCTTTGTGTTCAAGGAACAACTTTGAATTACCCTTAATGAATTTAGCAGCGTCATATGTTTTCTGAAAACTAGCCTGAGTGCCTGATGATGTAGGGGCTACAGTGAATGCCAACTTACTAGGATAGATAGTAGCAAAGTCAACAAGTGCCTTACTGAAAGCCTGTGGGTCTTTAGGGTAGCGATTCATAAACTTAACAAACTCAGAGTTCCAAGTAAATGCCCCTGAGCGGATAAGTTCAGATGGCAATGTCCTATTCTCAAACTGCTGAATAGAGGCAGGCGCCATTTCGCCAAGGAATAATTTTGTTACTAAAATATTAGTAGCCTGAGTTGCTCCATCAGACATAAACTTAGTTACATCTGCTGGCAACTCAGGTCCATTTCCAGTACTTACCAGCATACGCAAAGACTTAATTGTTGCATTAAAACGAGCATCAATATTTGCGTCTCCACCAAATGCAATATCTACTAGGCGAAGCACCTGCGCTGGAAGTGTCTTACGCCATAGTGGTTGGTCGGGATTAAATCCACCAGTGATTGCAGTCTCATAAGACCTAATAAAGTCACCAATAAATGGCAACTGTTCAAATGCTGCAATAGATAGCGATGCAACTGGTCCACCAATACGTGGTGCTGCTGACTGCGGGTCAAGGGATGGGGTGAGCATCTTGACATATCCACCATATGATACTGGCAATGGCATATTTGCAGATATTCCAAGATACTTTGCTAAAGTAGAGTTAAGGATATCATCAAGAATTCCTCCACCTGGGTAGGTAAAGTACAACTGACCCTTATCATCCTGATGGACAAAACCTGAATCTTCAAATGTTTGGTTAACGATTGCTAAACGAACAAGTCCTTCGGGCTCATACTTTCCTATACGCACAGCACGACGATAGAAGTCTTCTGTAGCGCGATAATAGCGACCAAATGTCTTGAGACTGAAAGCCAAGTTAGTACGGATATCTGCGTTATCTACAAATGCTAGAGTTCTATTGCGTGCAAGATTAAGCGACATATCGTGTGCCGATAGAGCAGCGGCATTCTTTGCTAGTTCTGGTGTGGCACCTGACTTAAGTAGTGATTCCTCAACTGCAGACTGATGTGCACGGAACTGTTCACGATACATAATGTAGTTACCATATGTAATTGGTTCACGGTCAAGTAGAGCAATTTGCTTTCCAATCCAACCATATCCATTGTCCATTACTCGTCGGATAATATTAGGAGCATTGCTCGATTCTATAGGAATCAATTGCTTGCCAAGGATTGACTTTGGACGAGCATATGGAGCATCAATCTTTGCTAGGTCACTAAGGGTAAATTCCTGCATCCCACCTTTATCACGGATGGCATTGACTAATTTGTTGTTAATTCGCCCTGCTGAATCGCGCAAAGCATAGGTAGCATCTGCGTAAATTCTTTCAGCAAAGTTCTGAACACCTACTTCATCGTGGATTACAAAGCGTTTTGCTAAGGCTGCGCCCTCTGGGGTTCCAATATAATCAACAAGTTTGCCAATTACTTCACCCTGTGGTCTATGAGCATTCCAAAGAACAATGTTTCCAAACTGACCATTGCGCTTGCCGACAGTATTGTTAAGTTCAAGAAGCCAGTTAACTTGAAAGCCTTCACTATCTGAAGCAAGTTGTGTATATTCACCTCTGAAACGGTGGAACTTAAGAGCCTCAGTAATGTTTGGGTTGAGTGCAATACTTGGACCAAACTGTTCAAGTGAACGAGAGGCAACTTCAGTATCAGATAGACGCATTTCTGCACGGTAGGAAGAGCCTAAAATATCTTCAACGATTGGCTTACCATCAAAACGAGCAAAATCTGCAGCATATTCTGATACGCGATTACCCATTGCTGTATTAAAGAAACGTGGACGGAAACGATTATTAAGTACAGATTGAGCGACTGCCTGAGCAAGACGCTCTGGGTCATCAGCAAGTGCTATAAGTTCTTCTTTGCTTTTGGTTTTGCCAAGCATCTTGTAGATAGAATTATAAAGAACTCCAAGATTGGTTGTTTCAACTTCTTGAAGGAATCCTTTTTTCATTAAAACTTTATTTTTTACGCCAGCAACTTCATTTACACGTAAGGCACGTGAGATTTCACGACCTTTAATGTAGAGGCTAAGCCCCTCTGCTCCATTAATAAATAAATGTGTTCCAACTTCTTCTACAGAAGTACGGACTCCAAGGCGAGGAAATAGGTTTCCAAATGACCAAACGTCTGTTACAGCCTGAACTGCTGCATTGTTAGATGTCCCACCAATAACCTTGTTAAGAACACCTGCTTTTGCAGATGCTCGACGCCAAGCGTTCAAATCTGGAAGAGCGCGAGCATTTTCTAGTTGGTAAACTCGAATAGCACGTTGAGTTCCATTGACTTCTGCAGCATTGAACTTATCAATATCGGCAGGAATGTTGCCCTCTGTAATGGCGCCCTTGACACCAACACGAGCCTTGTTAAGTTTAGCCCAACGAGCACCAAGAAGACCTAATTGCTGGTCAACCATTGCTAGTTTGTCAGTAACATCTTCGCCAAGTTTAGCCTGAGCCTTTAACTGTTTCTTTGCTAAAGCAAGAGCCTTGCGTTCAAGTTGATTTTGCTTCATTTCACTAACAATTGAAGCATTAACTTGGTTAGCCTTACCTTCAGCACTAGAAATTCGTAATACTTCTTGTGCTGCCTTGCGAATTCCCGCAGGCGCAGCAAGATTTTCAGCAGATACGAGACCTGATGTTGCATTAAGTTCACCAAGATTGACTGATTCCTGGCTTACTGAGTAAAGTTCTTTAGATAGGTCATCAATTGCAGCATAAAGTCTACGACCAACCTCTGAGTACTCAAGACCCATAGCGCGTCCCATAGATTTTAGGACACCAGTAAGGACAACTAAGCGCTGACCTTCATCTGCCCCAACCCAATAACGACGAACTATTGAGGCTGATGTCTTATCAAAGCCAATAGCGCGACTCATTGCAAATATTTTGTCAGCATCTGATGCATCTGAAATTTGAATAATACGTTCTTGTTTAGGGGCAATCTCGAATGCCTTAACAAATCGGTTGACCCGTGCAGAAATGGTGCGGTCACGCTCAGTAAAGAATTGTAGTTTTTCTCCTGCTGGAGAAGTTGCAAACTGTTGGTTAACGCCAAGTTTTTCAGCCCAAACAACTGGGTCTTCTGACATAACTTTTGAAAGGTCTTCTGTAGCACCAGGAAGACCTGTATTGCGAAACTTCTTTGTGTTAAACATAAAGTTAGCAACATCTTTAACCTTATTATTGATGCTATCAAAAACTGTGTAGCGTGGATATAAAACTGTGCGCTGCATTACAGCAGTTCCCTGCGTAAGAGCAGTAATATCTGTTTGACCTTGGAAAAATTGAATAGTTGACTTAGCATCTTTGACGCCAAATTCAGACATATCAGAAATTAGACCAGGTGATAGTTCCTTATAGCGATTACGAAGTTCTGTGTATGCAAGAGCGGATTCTTCTGGGGCACCATTCTTATATTTATCAACTAACTTGCCAGCCTTATCAAAGTAAGTTGCTACTTGTGGTCTAGTTTCTACAACTCGCGCAAAGTCTGCAGAGGTTACGCCATTCTTAGCCATACCGTACTTAAACGCAAGGGTTGCTTTGTTAGCCTTGCCAGCAAGAATAAGTGGGTCAAGACCAAAAGTTACGCCAAAGTCAATTGGACCAGAGATGGCTGTGAAAAGCAAGCGTGACTTTCCATCACCCATTACAGCCTGTTCCCACTCGTGCGGAAGAATAGAAATTAAATCACGAGCAAGGTCGCGTCCTGGAGATATTTTAGACTTGGAGTAACGTGAGAATGCATCTGCAATTGCTGCAGTTGTATCTGCGTCCCCACCAGTCCATTTAGCAATAAGCCCAGTAAGTGCTGGATTATTCTTATATGTATCAAACTCAGCAACTAGGTCTTTTCCAGATGCAAGCATCTTTGCAACAGTTGCTACATTTGGGTCTAAATCTTTTTCAAATTTAGCAGTGGCTGTTGTATCAAAGATAGCCTTAGGGTCAGATGCCTGTGCCCAATATTGCTTCCATCCGCCACCTTGGTAATTAGTATTAATATCTTTTCCACCAGGAAGCAATTCTGTAATGCCTTGACCATACATATCTGCAACTGTACGCCAGTCTTTTAGAAAATTATTGTCAGTTGCATTTTCATAAAGAACTTGAGCCTCATAGGGCTGTTTAATTAATTTAATTGCTGGGCGAAGAGCAGTATTAAGAGCGCGACCAACTGGGTTAGTTTCTGCAACTACTGGAGTCAAAGCATACTGACCAAGAGTCTTAACGGTATTAATTGTTAACTTATCTGGAGACAAGTTCATTACTTGCTTAAAAATATCTTTAGTTGAACCGCCGCCATACCAGACTGCAGATTTAACCATATTTACAACACCACGTGCTGTATTGTAAATTATTCCCCTGTCATCTTGTGTGTACTTAGGATGGTATAACTCAGAAAGAATCTGTTGTGTCTCTGGTTTATATGACTTAAATTTTGCATAAGCATCATTTTGTGACATAGCAGAAAGATTTGTATGAATTTTTTGGAATTCTACAAGTGCGTTAAGGCGAGCAATGTCCTCAGCGCTTGCATTTGCCTGTAGCGCAGCGCCTGCTAATGCTGGGTTAGATTGACCTAGGTTTCTTATGCTCAATTATAGACCTCTTGAAACAGCAAAGTCGTAGATAGCCTGTACATCTCCAGTTGAATCGTATTGAATCATATTAGCAAGGGTCTCTGATAGAGGTCGCTCTTGTGGAAGATTAAGAGCCTCTGAGCCAGCACCTGGACCAAAGTCCATACCGTGTGTCATTGGTTCGTTAGGGCGCTCTGTTGGAGCAGTTAAGGGTGTAATTGAAGGCAAGTTTAATACTGGAGGTTTAGATGGTCCAGCCATAGGTGCAGACATCTGTTGTGTCATAGTCTCTTGTCCTTGTCCGTAAGGAAGACCTGGAATATATTTAGCAGCCTGAGTACCTGATTGACCCGCTCCGCCTGTTGCTGAGACATTAGCAGGGTTGTTCTGTGGAGCAGTTGGGCGCATTCCGCCGCTATTCTTATTGCCTGCCATAGTTACTCCTACTTAGAATGTTTGAATTGTGATTTAGATATATAAGGACCTGCTGTGAATGCTGTAAGTCTTGATGCAATTTCCATTGCCTCATATGCATCAGCACCTGCGTGCAGTGCTCCTAGTGCATAAGGCGCACCTGAGCCTGCAGCATAAACTCCGCTGATATTTTTACTTACTGCTAGTTCGTGGTCAATATCAAATATCTCACCGCAAATTGCGACAAGAAATTGAAATCTTGATTCTGTCTTTGGTTCATCAAAATTAAAACCATTTGATGATAAACATTTACGAAGAGAAGGCATAGCCTTTGTAATCATAAAATGAAATAAATCTTTTTTATCAGCCTTGGCTGGCGATGGTGGTTCCCATATATGCTGCGCCACGTCGCAAGGAAGAACCTCGCCACTGCCTGCAATCAGGTAACCATTTGTTTCTGAAATCTTCTTTACATTTGGATGAGTGTAGATATATCCACTGTCATCCGTAGTTCGGCTATCAGCCACAAGGACGCAACTATCGTCGTATTCAATACCAATTAGCGTTGTCATTGTCCCCTGCTTTGTTAACCTTTGGTTACTACTCGTGCGTTTGTTTTTCCTGATGAAGTTAGACTTGAAAGAATTGATTGAATATCTGGCTGTGCTTGTGGTGGTGCGATTTGCTCTGGTGGAAGAGCGCCTCCTGCTGGAGAAGCGGTGGGAGCAGGGGACGGTTGCTCAACCATAGGTGCTGCCCCAGCAGGAGGAACTTGTTGCTGAGGAGCAAAGGTTGCTTCAATAGCATCCTCAAGAGCCTGTCCTTTTTGACGTGCCTTGATAACCGCAGCAATTTTGCGAACTACCTCTGAGGCATCTCCGCCAGATGCAGCCATTTGTGGGATGGCTTGTGTATAGGCAGTAATGGAACCAAGAAGAGAATCTCTCATCTTCTCAATTTCAATCTTTTCTAATTCTTGTGTGACGTTAACTGTGAATGGAAGTTCACGCATAGCCATATCCTTAGAGATAAGACCGCCACCTAAAGCCTGGAGCATAAAGATAAGTCCCTGTGCAGGGTTAAGACCAGCAAGCATTCCATAACGAACATCAGCAGAGTAGTCTTGCTTGATATCCTTAGTTGGCTTGTACGTAATCTCGTAAGGTGAACCAGAGTCAACACCGCGAATGGTCTTCTCTTCTGGGAAAATCATTTCATCTACACAGAAAGAAATTTGAATTACATCACGAAGTGCTGCAGCAAAGATTGCTTGCGCTGATTTAACCTGGGTATCAAAGGCTCCCATAAGAGCCTGTACACCTTGTCCCGTTACAACTGATGCATTGATGTTTCCTGTACGTGATTCAGGATAACGTGAGCCAACTCGAAGTTCTGCATTGAGCAGGTTCTGCTCTGTGAAGGCACCCTGTGGGATGTTGAGGTCTACACGCTTTACGCCTGCTGGGTTGGATGTACGGATAACCGCATCTCCGCCCAACTGTAGTTCCTGTACATCCTGTGGAAGAACGATAGGAGCCTGAACGCTCTTCTCTGCTGCTTCCATTCCAAGCAACGCAAAGCGGTTGCGTAGCAATTGGATACCAAGGACGTCATCAAATTGTCCACGTAGTTCACCATCAACAGATGGCTTACGTGCGATGACTACCATCATCTTACCAATAGGATTTGAAGCCTTTGATAGTACTAGATTGTCTTTTGATGGGATATAGATAATCGACTGGTCTTTGTCGTAATAGCGAATTAACTCAACCTGACCATTCAAGTCTTGACGGTAGCCTTGCGGTCCGAGCAACATTGAATCGTATTCAGGGAACTGAGTAACGAGTTCGCCTAGTGTCATCATATATCGTTTCGCAAATGCAACACAACGTCCGTAGCGGTCAAATTCGGGGTAAGCCCCCACTGGGTTCTCTACGCGGATGCGAGGCAGTTTGTTTTCTTCGTCTAATTCAATGATGAAAGGGACGAAACCAATGTAATGTACCAGTCAGCGCCTGAGTACATCTGTACAGCCAAATCAGAATGTTGGAAATAGTTAGCAGCAATGCGAGTGC